CCCACGTTTCAGTCATATGATATTGAATTAATTAAGCAGGACTTGATTAATCATTTCAACATACGTAAGGGTGAAAAGATTTATAGACCTCAATTTGGTACAATTATATGGGACGCACTGTTTGAACCGTTTACTGATGTCCTAAAAGAAAGAATTTTACAAGATGTTAGGGAAATTGTTGACAGTGATCCAAGGGTTAGTGTTGACAGTTTAGCATTGGTAGAAAAGGAGTACGGATTGCAAATTCAAGCAGTTTTGTACTATGAGCAGTATGATGTTTCAGAAGCATTGCAATTTACTTTTGATAAAGCAAATGCTTTGGCATAAAATAAACTACGCACATTAAAAGGGTAATAAATATTGTTATGGCAAGTACAGATAGACAAAATTCGTTGTTAGCAAATCAAGATTGGGATAAGGTTTACAAGGCTTTTTCTAATGCTGATTTTAGTTCTTATGATTTTCCTACATTACGTAGGACTATGATCGCTTATCTAAGAGCGAATTATCCTGAAGATTTTAATGATTATATCGAATCTAGTGAATATCTTGCACTAATTGATATGATTGCCTTTTTAGGACAAAGTTTATCTTACAGATTTGATTTAAACGCCAGAGAAAATTTTATTGAATTAGCAGAAAGACGTGATAGTGTTTTACGTCTTGCAAGACTAGTAGGATACAATCCTACTCGTAACGTACCGAGCAATGGACTTTTAAAAATAATCGGCGTACAAACAACAGACAACGTTCAAGATAGTTTAGGTAATAGTTTAGAAAACACATTTATTAACTGGAACGATGACACTAACAGCAACTGGTTAGAACAGTTTCAAGTGATCATTAATAACAGTTTGCAAGGTAGTACTGTAATTGGTAAACCAGATCAAAGTGATGTTATTGATGGCATTACAACAGAACAATATAAAGTTAATACACAAAATACTGATGTACCGTTGTATACTTTTAGTAAAACAGTTACTGGTAGAGCAATGACATTTGAAGTTACTAGCGCCGGAATTGAAGATGGTGCTATTCAGGAGGAATCACCCTTTCCTGGAAGACGACTTGGAATGTTATATAGAAATGATAAAAGAGGAAACAGTTCACCTAATACAGGATTCTTTTTCCACTTTAGACAAGGAGAACTACAAAGTTCTCCGTTTACGGTAACTGATCCTAGTCCAAACGAAATTGTTAATATTGATATTCCAAACATTAATAATACCGATGTATGGTTATGGCAACTTGATAGAGATGGGATTCCACAAACAGAATGGACAAAGTTAAACAGTATATATGGTAGCAATGTAATTTTTAATAGTGTTAATAAAAATATTAGAACATTGTACAATGTAACTACTAGAGACCAAGATCAAGTTAGTTTAAATTTTGCAGATGGAAGTTTTGGAGACTTACCGCTAGGTAATTTTAGAGTTTACTACAGAACGTCAAACGGATTAACATATACAATTAGACCTAATGATATGCAAAATATCATTTTAACTATTCCTTATTTTAACAAGAACGGTCAAGGACATACACTTACAGTTCAACTTGGATTAGAATCAAGTTTAACAAATGCAAGTGCAAGTGAACCAACAGCAGATATTAGAGTAAACGCACCACAAAGTTTTTATACACAAAACAGAATGGTTACTGGAGAAGATTATAATTCTTATCCTTTAACAGCAAGTAATAATGTAATTAAAATTAAATCAGTAAACAGAGTTAGTTCAGGCATTTCACGACAGTTTGAAATTCAAGATCCTACAGGAAAATATAGTTCTGTTAATTTAATGGCAGATGATGGTATACTTTATAAAAATCCTTATGAAAGTGACTTTAACTTTTCATTCCAAACACGTAATGACATTTTAGGTGTAATTAGAAATACTATTGAACCTATTATTGACAGTTTGCCAACCAAAGCATTTTATTATGACAAGTTTCCGAGAATTATAACAAGTGATATTAATATTGATTGGGTAAGATCAACCGAGTCAAGCACAAATAGTACAGGATACTTTAGGAATACAATTAATGGTTCACCTATTACAGTAGGTACATTTACAACAAATAATTTTAAGTTTATTGGACCTGACAGTTTAGTAAAGTTTGAACCACCAGAAGGAAAGTACTTCTTAGCAGACGGAACAATAGTTTCGACAAAAACTAAAAACAGTTTAAATTATATTTGGGCAAAAGTTGTTCAAGTAAGTGGTGACGGTTCAAATGGCGGCCAAGGCAATCTAGATGACGGTACTGGTCCTATTGTGTTTAGTGAAAATATTCCGTCACTTGCTATTCCAAGTTTAATTGTTCCTAATATTGTAACAAACTTCCCAAGTGATTTAGAATTACAATTAGTTGATTTAATTTTTAACTACAAGACATTTGGTATTCGTTATGATCAAAGTGCTAAAGAGTGGAAAATCATTGTAAACGCTAACCTAAACACTAAAGACGATTTTAGTTTAGAACGTCAAGGTGATACAACAGGTTCTAAACTAGATAAGAGTTGGGTTGTGTTATTTGAAACAGACGGTGAAACATATACAATTACCTATAGAGGTTTAGATTATAGATTTGAAAGTGAACAGTTAATTCAGTTTTTTGTTGATAAAGGTATTAAAAAATATGACAGCGAAACTGGCAATGTAATTAAAGATCAAGTTAAGGTTTTAAAAATAAACGAAGATCCTGTTGAAGATAAGATTTTAGAAAAGGATTATCAGTGGGAAATTATTGGTAGTGTATTAAACAATGACGGATTTGAAGAAGTAAACAAAGTAAGAGTTAATTTTTATGATTCAGATGATGACGGCATGATCGACGATCCGGATAGTTTTGTAAAAATTGTACAACCAACAAATGTTGACGGTAGAGGTTATAGAGACAAATTTGTTTTCTTCCAAAGCACAACTGATAACGGTATAACAACTACAACAAAAATTGATAGTTCTAAATTTGTAATTTTTGACAAAGAAGCAAATGTAAGTTCATTAGTTGGGTTTGAAACAGGACAGTTATTTTATTTCTATGATAGCAGAGAAGATGTTGTCAAAGTATTTGATAGCGTAAGTGGTACACTTACTTTAGACACTTCTTATTTTGCAAGACCAGGCAGAGATGGATTAAAATTCCAATACAATCATAATGCACAAAATGATAGAAGACTTGATCCTGGTAAAACAAATATTATTGATATGTATGTTTTAACAAGAGCATATGATGAAGATTATAGAATTTTTGTAAACAGTGGCGGCACAGAACCAACTAAGCCTACAAGTGCTTCGCTAAGACTCGAACTTAACGGAACACTAAATGGTGTTAAATCAATTAGTGATGAAATTATATATCATGCTGTAAACTATAGACCATTGTTTGGAGTTAATGCAGACCCGATACTACAAGCAACATTCAAAGTTGTTAAAAGTGCAGGAAGCACAATAAGCGATAATGAAATTAAAAGTAATATTATTCAATCAGTCAATAATTTCTTTGCTATTGATAATTGGGACTTTGGTGACACATTTTATTTTACAGAACTAGCAACTTTTGTGCAACAGCAAACTGCACCAGATGTAGCAAACTTTGTTATTGTACCTAGAAGCGGTTCACAAGCATTTGGTAGTTTGTATCAAATTAAATGTCGTGCAGATGAAATCTTTATTAGTACAGCATCAGTTGACAACGTAGAAATAATTGATCAAATTACAGCAAATAATTTGAAGGCAGATGGTAACGTTGTTACTTCTGTAGATGCAGGTGGTACAGTTTCGGTGTCCACTGCAAATAGTGGAACTACTACTAGTAGTGGATCTAGCGGTTACTAATAGGATTATAAATGGCATATAGCGACAAACAAGGTACACCAGTAAACATAGAAAACAAAGACAAGTTAAGAAACAGCGCCGACTTGTTACCTATGTACTTTCGTACAGAAGCAAATAGAAAGTTTCTTGGTGCAACAGTTGACAGTTTAATCAGCAAAGGTAATTTAGATAGGCTAAATGGTTTTGTTGGTGCTAGGAATACTGAAAACGCATCACCTAAAGACGTTTACATTTCAGAACCAACTGCAAATAGAAGAAGATACAACTTCCTTCCATCAGCAGTTACTAAAAATCCTGTTGATAATTCAAACAAGTGGACAGGTACATATGACGATCTAATTAATCAATTAGAATTTTTTGGCGGCATAACAGATAACCACGACAAACTATTTCAAGCAGAATATTTTGCTTGGAATCCAATGTTTGATTTTGACAAGTTTGTAAACTATAGACAGTACTATTGGCTTTCACAAGGTCCAGATCCAGTAAGTATTTCAGGAAACCCCGGCAATACTGAAAGTGAATATTCAGTTACAAATAGCGGACAAAATAGTTTTGTGTTTACACCAAATGGATTTAGCGAAAATCCAACAGTTGTATTATATAGAGGCGGCACATACAAGTTCAAAGTTAATGCAACAGGTCATCCTTTTTACATTAAAACTGCAAATACAATCGGCATAGGTGATCAGTACAATGACGGTGTTGAAAATAATGGTGCAGAAAGTGGAACTATTACATTTACTGTTCCTGTAAATGCACCTGATAGATTATTTTATGCTTGTCAGTATCATCAATCAATGCAAGGTACACTAGAAATTCGTGATACTTCTCAAGATTTAACAATTGATGTTGAACAAGAAATTATTGGAAAAGCAAACTTTACAAGTGCTAATGGTGTAAAACTTACAAACGGAATGAAAATTAATTTTGTAGGCGATGTTTTACCTACAAAGTATAGAGAAAAGAATTGGTATGTTGAAGGTGTAGGCGATAGAATTACACTAATTGATGAAACAGAATTAGATACACCCGAATTATATGCTAAAAATGCTGAATATGAATTTGATGTTGACCCATTTGATGATACACCATATGACGATACTGAAAATAGTCCTTTAACAGCAGAGTATATTACAATTAATCGTGCAAGTAAAGATAAAAACCCATGGAGTAGATATAACAGATGGGTGCATAAAGATGTAATTGAACTAAGTGCAGAGTATAATAGTACATCACCTGTACTTGATGAAAATAATAGAGCAGTAAGACCTATTTTAGAATTCAAACCTAATCTTAAACTGTTTAACTTTGGTGAAAAAGGTATTGGCAATGTTGATTTAATTGATACAGATACAACAGATGCAATGAGTGATGTAGAAGGATCCTTTGGATATCACGTTGATGAAGTATTATTACGCAAAGGTATGCGTGTAATTTTTAATGCTGATCCAGATATCACAGTAAAAGGTAAAGTATACGAAGTTGATTTTGTAGAATATGAAGGCCAAGAACGTTTACATCTAATTGAAAAATATACACCTATGGTTAACGATAGTGTTGTTGCCACAGATGGTGCTGTAAATCAAGGTGTGTCATATTATTATAATGGCACTGAATGGGTCAAAGCACAAGTTAAAACAGAATTGAACCAAAGTCCTTTGTTTGATTTGTTCGATAGTAGTGCAAACAGTTTTTCAAACACGACAAATTACTTTTCATCTAACTTCCAAGGTAATGCTATTGCAAGTTATAAGCGTGGTGTAGGAGCAAATGATCCTGTACTAGGTTTCCCAATCAGTTATCAAAATATCAATAACGTGGGTGATATTACATTCGAATTTAATTGGGACGATAGCGAGTTTACATATCAAGAAAACAATATATTAACAACTGTTGATACTGCTAGTGGTTTGGTTTATGATTATAATGATGAGAAATATTATAGTGGCTGGCAACTTGTAAAAGATAAAATTACAAGGCAGAGAATTTTGCAGTTATTAGACATAGTACAAACTACAGATACTATTGCTGTTAATTGCATAAAAGAACCTTACAAGTATGATTTAGACATTATTGCTGAATATAACGGTGTTACCTATAAAGAAACAACTGATTTTGAAAAAATTATTGACAAAAATAGAGCATCCTATCAGTTAAAATTTAAAACTCCAATCGAAGGAGGTACAAGAGTAACACTAAAAGTTCTTACTGATCAAAAACCTAATGACAATGGATTTTATGAACCACCGATCAACCTAACCAACAATGGTGAAAATAACGATTTGCGTACATTTACACTTGGTAGTGTTAGTGATCACTTTAAAACAATATTTCAATCTAATCCAACCATTACAGGAAAGTCGGTAGGACCTAACAATGCTAGAGATGTGTATAATATTCATCTAGATGGTAGTAGATATGTTAAACATAAGGGTAGTGTTTTACCTGCAATACTTTTTTTAATTCAAG